AATTGCCTATATATATTATGTATCAAACTATATATTATATGTAAAGTAAATAATTTACTTTTTATAATTTAATTCCACGTAGCATTTTACTATTAATTTCATATTCTTTTAATCTACGTATTTCTGCCATTTTAATTTTATTAAATGTAGTACCTGCCGCGCTACAAGTACCTGTTATGCTAGCTGGAGTTGTATTTAATGCAAATGCTATTTGTGATATAGTCCACCAAGGACACCTATTTATTTCTGCATATATTTTATTAATCAACATTAATTATCTCTAAAACAGATACTGCTTTACGATAAGTTACAACGCGCCTAACATATTCTTGCTTAACACTATCCATCAAAACACCAGCTGAACGTGGTGCATAATTATTATTACTTTTACGCCAATTATTACAAGCTAATTCAATTAAATCAGATGGATATTCTAATAAATCTTCAATCCATTCTTTATCAATTTCATCTTGCACAGTAGGATTTGTATCACGTTGGTAATAGCGTGATTCTAATATTTCTATTTTTCCTAATATATAAGTTGGCTCTGAAGGCTGTAATAAACTCAAATAATGTTCTCTAACTTGTATTATATTTTGCTTTTGTTCTACTGCTAACAAATCATCTTGTTTGCAATTAAATTGCCTAGGCCAACCCACTAGACTTATATTGCTCAAGCAACGCTCCCCTTCGATTACGTCTTTGGTCGCTAATTTCTTTGAGTGTATTGGAATTATGTTTGACATTTTTATCTCCTGTTTTTTCTAATTTCCATTGTATATTATTTTGTAACCAAGCTCTCCATTGTTTATTAAAATCATCAGATTTAGTTTCTTTATTTGTATGATATAAAATAAATTTTTCCAACTGTAATTCTAATTCTTCTTCTGTCATATGCTTATTAATAAGTTTATATGTTTTAGTATTTTTATTTAATTCTTTTGGTGTAAAACTTATATTAATAAACTGGTTATGGTTATGGGTATGGCTATGGTTATGGTTGCTAGAGCTTTGCTTTGTTTTTGCTATAGCTTTGGTAGAACTTTTATTATTACTTTTCAATGACTTAGCTATGCCACCTTTTTTACCTGCATCAACTCGCGCTTTATGTTTAGCATTTGATTTAGTCCACTCTTCAGATAATCTTTTATTATAATATCTGTTCTTTTTTATTATAAAGAATTCACTTAATATTGCCTGTAAAACATTAATATCTTCTTTATTTCTACATAAGCATTTTCGTGATATCCAATCTATATCATTTGGTATTGTGCAACCAGCTGTAGTCCAACATAAACTTAATAATCTATTATATGCACCAAACTCTGCTAATGTAAGATGCATTGTTTTAAATCCCATGTCCTTCGGGAAGTAACAAAAATATGGTAAAGTCATTTTATCTCCTATTTATATTTTTTTATAATTATATTTGCATATCCATTTTTTGATTTAGGTAACCAATACATATATAATTCTTTTATTAAACTATCATCAATAATAACTAAAGACGTTAATGCATCTTGTATTGCCTTAGCATGATTATCTAAATCTCTTTTCCTTTTATCTTTTGGGCTTAAAGCTATTTCTAACTTTATATTATAATCTATTAATTTTTGGTTATATTGTATTTGTAACATTGCAACTGCTTTTTCACGCCATATTCTATATCTTTTAGATTTAACACGCCTTCGTCCAAGATTTGAATACATAGCATTAACGCTAATTGGAAATGGTAATACTAGTTTATTCACTTTCTATATCTTTTATATTAATACCCCAGTTGTTGGCTTGCGCTATAATTAATTCACATAATTCGCTATGTTGCTCCTTAGTCATTTTGCTTGTACTTGGATTTAATGGTATCATACCGCCATCAAGGTCTGGCATAAATTGCGTTTTGTATAAACTAGAGGCAAAAACCTGCTTCCAATTTTCTGCACTATAACGACCACCAATATCACTTATATGCCATTCATTACCATTCCAACGTACTTGATTGCTAATTATAGTTAATAATGCCCACATTAAGCTATTTTGATTTGTGGTGCGTTTATCACGTTTCCAAGTTATATATGTGCCAGCTGGTGCTCTTTTAGTAAGGTCAAGAGCTTTTAATCTCTCAACCTCACTGTTAATTTGTATTGTATATTGTCCCATTTTTAAAATGGTATATCGTCATCAAGTGGATAATCTGTTGTAATTGGCTTATCAGGTAATGTTGCTAGTCCTGTACCTTTATTATTATTGCCAAGTAATTTAATTTCACCATTATAACGTTCTAGCACAATTTCAGTTGTATATTTATCACCACTATCAGTACTATATTTTCTGGTTATTAATTTACCTTCAATATATATTTTTGAACCCATGCCAGCATAACTTTCCATTAACTTAATTAAATTTTCATTAAATATGCTAATTTTATGCCAATATGTTTTTTCTTGGGTTTCGCCAGATTTATTTTTCCAACGTTCATTTGTAGCTAATGAAAAGCTCATGTTTTTATTACCATTACTAAATGAGCGTATCTGTGGCTCACTTCCAATGTTCCCTATTAAAATTACTTTATTAACCATTTTTATCTCCTTGTAATTGGTTAAGTTCTAACAATAATGCTTCAACCTCACTGTTGGCACTATGTATTTCTTCAAGCATATATTCTTGGTATTCTATATCTGGTAAAACCCTGCAACGGGCTAATTGCAAACCTACTGGAAAACGTGGGTCATAAGATACTATGTCAACCCATTCTTTTTTAGTTACCATTAATTGATGCTGTAATTGTGTTTTATATTCAACTGCGTGTGCATTTTCTTGTAAATAGCTAACGTGCTTATGCATTGCAGATGGACATTTAATTTCTACTAATCCATCATTATCAACTAAACCATCTGGCGAACACGTAATATAATCAAAGTCAGGGTGAGTTACCATACCTATTTCTTTTACATTTATATAACCAAACTCGAATGCGTAACAATCTCTTGCTTCAGCTTCTAGCTCTGTTCCACGTTGCATAGCAGGGCTAGTATATGTATTTTGTTCGACATGACCAGTCATGCGTTCTAGTGCTAATTTAACAATCATATTCTTGCGCGATGTACTATACCCACTTTTGGTTTTAGCTAATATATCTTTAATACGAGATGCAGTAAAATTACCGCACCTCGCTTCAAACCATTCTTGGCTACCTTGTTCTACATTATGTATTTTCATTATTATCTTCTTTATTCAACATGGTTCTTTTCGCTGTCAGATATAAACTACGCAATGTAGCTTTGCTTTTACTAGGCATTTCTGTATGTCTAATAGTATTAGCTATTGCATCTAATTCTTCTACAGTTTGTGCTTGATATATATTTCTCATTAGTGGTTCTGTATCAAAATCAGGTTCCTCTGCTTTTGCATCATGTGATTTATTTCCATCATCATCTTCAACAGGCATATTAAGCATTGCTGATATTGCATTTCTACGACAATATGTGAATGTTGACATAAGCACATGAATATCTTTATTTTTCAATGGTGCTGGTGTTACTAATTCATAATATTCACCAGACGTATGTGTTAATCGTGTAGTAACTTTAATCATTTGGTTGTCTGTTATTTCACTTAACTCTTGCATTATGCTTAAATTATTATCAGCTAGTGGTTTATTAGCCGCATTAATAACTGAGCTAAGTGTTGCATATGTTGATTTGTAATGTGGGTTTTTGCCATCTTTCTTAGCACCTGTAATGGCATTACTAGCGGCTGTAACCGCGGGTGCTATGTTTTTTGTTGATTCTGAATGTTGCATATTTAATCTCCTATTTTTATGCAGTTATGTAATTATTACAGGAACTAAATCAGTTCCATGTGTTTCTGAATTATAGTGTGTTATGTACCACTTACCATCACGACCATAATGTTTATGATAATCGGCTATGTAATTGTTCCAATTATCTCGTGGTATTTCAATATGGTTTGTTGTTTCGTTATAATTATAATAGCTGTTTGCTGGTTCGTACTGTACCATTTTTATCCCCTTAAATTGCTATAGCTTGTGCTAAATGTTTAAAATAATGTATTACATCTTTATGGTAGAAATCTATTTTTACTAACATACTTTTTATATTATTTTGTTCATTATTAGATGTATTTTTAATAGCGTCAATTAAGCAATTTAATGGAATATAATTCATTCCACTATTGCCATTAATTTCTAATACTTGTTCAACGTCTATATTTTTTTCATCAATAAATGTATCTATCCATGTGTGAAAATTATTTTCCATTTTATTATCTCCTTATGTAGCTTAATTGCTTGATAATATAATTACAGTATCAAATTGTATATATAATGTAAAGTAAAATAATTATCTTTTTTGACTTTACTTATTATAATAAATAAATTACTATATAAATATTACATAAGGCAATTAAGCCATTTAATAGGAGATGTAATATGAGAATATCACAAGAAGCCAAAGGCGTTTACGAACGTACAAATAAAATTTGGACTGATAATGGTTTTACAATTAGATTTGGTGAACCTAGTGAACCTGCTGATTTCAAAACAGCAGTACAATGTATTAAGCAATTTTGGCTAAAGGAATTTAATCAAGAATTTCCATATGAAATTATAAATGATACTTATACATATAGAAAAAGAAAGTTTAGCTGGATTGTAAGTGATTACAGTAGCGCTGGTAAGCGTGATAATAAAAGTAAGTTAGATGGTTATTATATATATAAACTTTCACCAGACACAGGCTGGGCAAATATAATACATGACGCAGGACATTTAGCAGGTGCAAAATTAGGTCATGGTCATAATGCAGAACACGCTTGCATTGAATTACGATTTACCAAATTCTTCTTTAGCAAGAATTATATTGAAAAATCACGCAAGCGAATTGAAGCCAATAAAAATATACCGACAAAGCATATAGAAATAAATAAACCAATAAAGCGACGAAACGTTTCGAAAGTTCTTTGTATTTATTCTGATGAAAAATATGACTGGTGTTATTTTAAACAAGAGAAACGTTATTATCATAAACCTATATGGGAATTTGAGGATAAACGTATAACAAAAGCTTGTAGTAAATACAGCGAAAATTATGAAGATTGCGCGGCTGATTATTGGGCTGAATATAAATGGGAGCTTGATGAAATGACTTGGGAACAAAGGCTTTTTATAATAGCCACACACAGAATAATGAAAAACAAAGATATTGATGATTACGCCAAAAAAATTATGAAAGGAGTGTAAAATGAAATATACAATAAAACAAATTATAAAACAATGTGGAGGCACTATTGCTTTAAGTCAACATTGTAAAACGCAACAGCAAACAATTAGAAAATGGTATGTCAATAATGGCATACCAGAAAAGCATTGGTCTAAAATTATAAATCTTTATGGTGATGATTTAACTCCTAGCATATTACATGAATTAAATGAAAGTCTGCGTAATGATTGAACAGTATAAAGACAAAAATAACATTGTAACTTATTATGTAAATCACCCATATTATTCACGTTACAAATATCGCAATGCAATATTAAGGGGAGATACACGCGACCAACATAAATGGTTAAGAAGATTAAAGGCTGATGTCAGCAAAGCACTTAGAGGCGACTATGAAGCTTTCTGACCACCCCGACTATGTTAAATTCAAACCGCTAACTAAAATGCAGTTTGGTCAACTATTGATAGAGCAAGATGGTAAATGCGCGACTTGTAAAGAGCCTTTAGTATTTAAGGCAAGGCATATACGAGAGGAACACATTCATCAACGCTCTATGGGTGGAAAACACGAATTGCGTAATATCTTATTGACCTGCATTAAGTGTGCAATAGTTAAAGATAAAGCAGATAGTCTAGCACGTAAAAAGTTACGTTCGCTACTAAAAACGACTAAGAAGTCACAGAAACCCAAGCAACGAATCCAAAGTCGTACCAAGATACAATCAAGAAGCTTTGGCAATACTTACAAACCAAATATCAAGGAGATAGACTAATGGCTTTTATACAAAGTTGGAACTGGCAAGACAACATAGACGAATATATGGACACATACTTTCTTAATCAAGAGCTAGTCCACGAAGATGACGACTGCTTAAAGTATGACTTTCATCTATTTAGACGTGATGTCTACACTAATAAGTTTAACTTTATTGAAACATTAAACTGGTCATCATATACTTGCTATGGTGCTGAGAAAGCAACTGAGTTTTATGCTATTTGTGATAAATTAGAGTTGCAATATCAGCAAGCCGCTAACGTGGCCTCACAGTTGTTCGGTGTACCTCGCCAAGTTTAGAATGATATGTAATTACTTTAGCACCTCTTGCTGACGTCCAGCCGCCAGCGGTGCTGTAGGAATCTCGTGTTGACAATGTCGGGTGCATTTCACAGACAGCGCCAGCGTCCTCAATAACACGTTCGTGGTGCATATGTCCAGTATGTATATAAGCTTGTGTTGACTGTCCCCATAGTTTACGAAAACGTGGCTCACTCGCAAACAACTTTGGCAGTTGTGCCATTTTCTTTTTGTGCCCATGATGAAACCCTAGTAATATCTCACCATGTAAATAAGCATAGTATGGGAATTCATTGTCAATGACTTCTACTCTTTTGTCATCTTTAAATACATATTTAATGTGCTTTCTTAGCCATATTGAACCTGACATATCGTGGTTGCCTTCGGCCTGTACTACTACAACCTTGCCAAACTTTTTAAGCATCATATGAACGGCTTGTGTCATTATCTCAATAGTCAACCCTACCAGCTTACTATAGCGCGTATCAGCGTCTAATATGTGGCCTGACATTGGAGTAACAGCCGTAATGCCGTCGAAGTGTAGGAAATCACCTAGCTGGCAAAGAAAGCCTGTATGAGCTTTTGGTGCGGCTTCTATCATATCTGCTATAGCATTAAGAAAAACACGTTTAGAAATGTTTACGTCCCAGTCATCACCAGTTTCAGCTTCCCATGCATACATACCTAAGTGAAAGTCCGTTATCGTAATTAATGATAATAAGTCTTTATCTGTGTGCTTTACTTTAGAGCTTGGCTTAAATGGCTTATAGTTTTTATGCGTTTCTTCAATCGCCTGCAACATAATCTCATGTTGACGCTCTTTGTCGCCAATAGTCTTAACCCATTGGCCTGTTTTTTGTCCGCTTGCATTGTAATAAGTGCTAACACCTTTGACTTGGAAGCCATCTGGTGCAGTAGCAGTCATATCATGTTCTGGCGCATGACCTTTGCGTGCGGCTCTTGCTTTTACGCCACTTGTAATCGTATAAATCGCTCGGCTCGATATACCAAAATGTGCGGCTGTTTCGTCAACATTGTCATAGTGTGCGCGGGCTTTTATTATATCTAGCTCACGTTGATTGTTGCAATATTCTTCTAACTCATTCCAATTTAATTTACTTTTGTTTGTAATGCCCATTTGTGTTTCTCAACTTTCTGTGCTAACTATAAAAAACAAGGTTTCATTATCCCCTATTTCCTTGTGTTAACTTAGAGACCGCTTAATTGTGGTCTCTTTTTTTGTAACTGGAAGTGTGGCATATCAATAAATGATTTCCATAATCCACCCCACTCTAATCCAATACTTAATTGGCTTGCTGATTGTAGCATTGCCGTTGCAACCATTGCTAAATGTTCTTCTTTCCAAGACGCTTTACCATCAACATAGGCATATACATCTAATGCTTCGCCTGTCTGGTGTGCGCTTATCTTTTCATACCCATCACATTTAGATAGTCCTGCTGTAAATAGCTCATATTGTTCAGCTTGTGTGCGCAAACCACCATGTAAAGGTATGCCAAAGTCTATTTTTGTTATTTGTATAGCAAGCCGAGCTACTCTAAATATATCTGGGTCAACACCTAGCAAACGATTGCTACTGCTTTTACTAAATCTAAATGGCATTACTCGCCTGTGCCTTTGTATGTTTTTATGGCTTTCTCTACTGACCTACCACCAATATATCCACCTACACCTAGCGTGATTAAATTCCACAAGCTTTGATATTCTTTTTCAGTCATGCCTTCAGCCTCAAATCCTAGAAAACGTGCTACAACTAAACCTGTAAAAATAAGCATAACTAATGGCCTCCAGTTAGCTGTTAACCAATGCTCTGAGCTTGCTTCGCTGTTTACTATTTTAGCCTGACCCATGAGCAACTCTGTGTTATACTCATGTACCCTATCCATAGCGCGACCTTGTACTTCCAATAACAGACGCTTCTGTTCAAGCTTTTCTTCTTTGCTTGTGTGCAAGTTGTCTATTAGTTCCGTAGCTGGCTTAAATATACCTGCAATAAGTTCTGTAATACCTAAGCTCACTTATCAACCTTTGCGTCTAGTTTCTGGTCTATTGCATCTAGTTTAGTAAATAACCTTTGAACCATATCATTAAACTCTGCACGTCTTATGTAATTACCTGCAACAGTAACCTCTATTTTAGTAAGTTTATCATTAATTTCTTTGTCGGATTGCTCTAAATCTTTAACACCTGTCCATATTGTCCTAAGCATTGCACCGAACATAATACTTGCACCAGTTAATAATACATTTACGAGATTTTGTTCCATAATAGCCATCGCTCATATCGACCTAGCAACAGCTTATAACCAATATATGGCAAAGCCAGCCTAAATCTAAATTGATACATAGGTTCACTGCATTCAAGATTGCAACGATTAACCCACGTTTGTTTATTTAAATCTATAAAGCGTCCCTGATGCTTCACTACTAATGTCTTGGCTCCACCAAGTTTTACAGAATAAATACTACAGCGTCTGGTCAATAACGAAAGTAACATATTTTTTATACTGTTCTTATTCAATAAATATACTGCTGTAACTGCATAGTCAAATTTATCACCAACATAATTTCCATCGCCATTCGGTTTTATAATTTGCCAACCATTAACTAACTTATGGTCATCTCCAATAATCCAGTCTTTTGTTATACTAAGTAAGTTATTCATTTATGCCTCTAGTGCTTCAAGTCGTGTTTCTAGTGCTTCAATCTTAGCAATAGCATCTTGTAGTGCTGATGTAAGTAGCGGCACAAGCTTACTTTGGTCTATATTCTGATAGTCTGGCACTTGCCGTGTTGCCATTATTCTTTCTGTAGTTTCACGCCATGTTTGACCTTCTTCAAGTTCGTCTGGCTTCTCAACATCTGAGCTATGTATAACCTCATCAATAGCAGATGTTAGCTCTTGTTGTTGTTCCTCATATGTAGCGTCAACGGCAGGTGTAACAAGTTGCTCTTGTTCTTCTGTTACTGCTTCAATGGCAGGGGTAAGTTCATTGCCATCTTCGTCATATGTAGCTTCTACGGCAGGGCTAATCTCTACTGTTACTGTTTCATAAACGGCCTCAACAGCAGGTGTAAGTTCAACTTGTATTGTCTCATACGTTGCTTCAACAGCAGGTGTGTATATGTCACCTGTTGCTTCGCTCTCAACATACTGTTGGTCACGCATACCATCGTGCGTGCCTATGACAGCCTCTGGCACAATAGATTGCAATTCATGTGCTAAAAATCCATCTACTCTACTGCCATCTGAAATCCACTCAAAGTTAATTGGGTTGAGTGTTTTTATTCGGTCAATACTATTTAACATAGGCTGTGCATCAGTTTTAAGTCTGTAGTCTGATGTGGTTCCATACACTGTGCCAAGTCCACTGCTAGTAATTTTACCAACTTGGCCGTTATCATTTTCAAAACTTATCATTGTTGATTCAGATACGCCACTGCGCTCACAAGTTATGACCTTAACTGCTTCAATGTTATCACTTTCAAAACGCATAACTCTTGTGCCATCGGGTTGCATATCAATATGACTACCAGACTCATCAGTTGTTATATTAAGTTCATTGCTTGTAAATTCTACCCTAGCTCTAGTTACACCATTGCGCATCATTCTTAATACAGACTCACCTGTATCAGCGGCATCTAATCGTAAATCTGCATCTACATCACCTGTACCTGTTGCTTTGACTTGTATGGCAACATCGGTGTTAGCATCACCACGTACATCAATCTTATAAGCAGGAGCCGTAACTCCAACGCCAAAATTACCATTACCTAATAGAGTTGTTCTAACAGTATTATTAGTGATAGTGTAGATTGGAATGTTATCGTATGTACCGAACTGTAGATTACTTGAAGTACCACTTTCAACGCGCATATACATAGTGCTGTTATCAAGGGCATATATACCCATTTTAGCACCTGCTGTACCAACCGACCATTGTCTAGTGTTACTAGTACCTGTAGTGTTAGTAGCACCTGTTACATCTATACCATCTGAATCAATTCTAAGTCTTTCAGCATTAGCTAAGTTTCTAAATCTTACATTGTTGTCAAAGTCTATATAACAAGACGAAGCGCTTTGTCCAATATCTAGTGTATTATTTCCATCAGTATCAACTAAACGTATAGTCGGTGATGTGCTTTCAATATGTAGCTCATGGTTAGGACTTGTAGTACCTATACCTACGTTACCGCCCTCAGGATTTAATAATAAATCATAAGTAGCTAAAGATAAGTTTGATACAAAGCCTGATTGTATATAGCTTTTAAATCCAGTAGTACTTAATGTACCAAATAACAAACCATTACCGCCACTACCTTCAACACATAAGTTTGAATTAGCTTCAGTTATAGTTGAGTTAGATGAACCTAGTATTGCCATTTTAGCAACTGGTGACGTGTGACCTATGCCCAAGCGTTCCGCAAAGTAACCAGTACCATCACCTTTAACTGAATGACGTAATGTACCACCCGCACTATACTTACTAAAATAGCCACCTGTAACAGCGCCACTTGCCGCGTGGTCAATACTTATTATACCGCCATCACTTTCGAAATTAGTACCGCTAGTAGCAATAGCAAGTCCCTTAGATGTATTACTTGCGCCTGACGTAGAAATATCTATATCACCTGTTACACCTATACCAGAAGATGTTGTAGCTAGTTTTGCCGAATTATTATGATATAAATTAACAGCACCATTATCAGTAAATGTTGCGTAAGTTTCTAATCCGTCATCACTTTGTATTTGTAATTGATTTGTGCGTAGAAATAATATTCCTGTGCCACCCTCTGTAATATAAGAGTCACTACCATCGTGGAATATTTGTAAGTCTGAGCTAGTACCATACTTAGCTTTAACACTGTCGTTAAACAGTATATCGCCTGTCATAGTGCCACCAGTTGTAGGCAAGCCACCGCCACCTACGTTAGCATCTACGTAAGCTTTTATAGATTGTTGTGTAGCTAACTTAGTTGCACTATTTGATGTCATGTCATCTTCATCAAGCACCGCAGTACCCGAAACAGATGTATTTAAGACTGCACTTGTAAGTGTTTTATTAGTAAATGTTTGTGTGCCTGTAAGTGTTGCAACAGTGCCATCAATAGCAATATCATCTGCATTTACTGTTATGCCTGTACCTGCACCTATGTTTAATGTTACGTCACCAGTAGTGCCACCACCTGTTAAACCTGTACCTGCGACTACAGAAGTAATATCTCCTGTTGGTATTGTTGCAACTTGTGTATCTACATATGCTTTGATTGACTGCTGTGTAGCTAGTTTTGTAGCACTATTTGAAGCCATGTTATCTTCGTCGGCTATGTCGGTAATTGTAACTGCACCTGTTCCTGATAAACCATCAAACTCAACTGTGCCTGTAACGTCTATGCCTGATG